TTAACGGCGTCTATGTCGACGGCACGGGCGCAACGCTGCCTACACGCCAGGATTTGACGTTCCCACAGGGCGAGGACGTCACGGTGCAGGTCACGGTCTCTGGTCAAAACGGCACCGCGATCAACCTGACCGGCTACTCGGGCACGATGCTGTGGAAGGTCGCGCAGGCCAATTCCAGCATGCCGGTGTCTCTGTCGCTGCCGTTGGCACTCACGAATCCGACGCAGGGTATCGGCACGTTCACGTTGTCGGCTGGTGTCTCCAAGACGCTAACGGCGAGCATGTACTTTTACGATGTGTTCATCACGAGCGGCAGCGGCGCCAAGGACGAAGTGGTTCCGACGTCGCTGGTTACGCTCAACTTTGCGGTGGGTGCATGACGCATTGGACTGAGTTCCTGACGTTTGCGGTCTGCCACGCTGAGGCGATGAAGTACACGCAAATCGCCCTTGACCCGATGCAGATGGTTGCGGCGATGCAGCAGGCCCAACAGCAAGCGCGTTCGTTTGATCGCGTGATTCAGGGTCCGTTTGATTCTCGTTTGATTGCTAGCCCGCGATAACGGGCGGGTGGCGCATGACCCAGATTTCGCCGAAATTCGACACGCCACCGCGCGATCTGGTGCGGCAGCCGCCTCCGGTTTCCGATACGCATACGAAGCGATTCCACGTCGCGAACACAGCCGAACTCTACTATGACTCGCTGCAGTACGAAGGGCTCGCCAGTTGGGACAGCGAGATCGCGCTCAAGCGGCGCAAGCCTCGCGAAATCATCCCGCTGTTCAAGACGGCGATCGACACCCTGCACTCGTTCGTGTGGGGAGGTGCCCGATTCCCGCGAGTCACCATCGGAGCCACGCGCAGCGACGACGGTGACGATGACGATGAGATTGGCCCGCGGCTATGGGAAGACGACGCCGCCGACCTGACCACGTTCGTTCAGGAGTTGATGCGGGCGGCTCGGCTTGACCGTGCGGTGGGCGAGTACAGCCGCAAAGCGCTGGTGACGTCGAGTTGCGCGGTGCTGCTCAGCCTCAAGGGCGGGCGGCTCTGCTACTACGTCGAGGACGGCAAGCACTGCACGCCTACATGGTGCGAGGACAACCCGCGACAGGTTGAGTCGCTCGATATCTGCTACCAGTTTGAGCGGCAAGAGCAAATCGCCGGCTCACAGCAGTCGCGAACGGTCAAATACTGGTTTCGCCGCATCATCGACGAGCAGAACGACACGGTTTACAACATCGTGCCGGTTACAGGCGCGATGCCGGTTTGGACCGTGGACGCAAGCAAGTCGACGTCGCATGGGCTCGGTTTCTGTCCGGTCGTGTGGGTCCGCACGCTGCCGATGTCGAGCGATTCGATTGACGGTTGCCCTGTCATCGACCCTGCGCTGTATCGGCTGCTAGACCGTGTTAACTACGTCTACAGCCTTCGTGGGCGCAGCGTCGAGTACAACCTTGATCCGCAGTGGGTGCGCAAGAACGTTCCGATAGCGCAGCGTCAGGGGCTGCAGAAGTCAGCCGGCAAGGTGTGGGATCTCGAGGACCAAAAGGACGCACCGGCCGATATCAAGCTGATCGAAGCTGACGGCTCAGGCGCTGTTACCGCGTCCGAGTTGCTTGGGGACCTTCGCAAGCGCTTCAGTGAGGCGGTTCGTATCGTCATTGCCGACCCGGATGCAGCGTCGGGCCGTAACATCTCCGGTGTCGTGCTCGAGTACCTGCACGCGCCCATGATCGCGCTGGCAAGCGACCTGCGCAAAGACCTGGGCGACGACGCGTTGGGCGACCTGATCAATGTGGCGCTGCGCATGATTTGCGTCGTCAAGCAACGCGGCGAAGACGTGTTCATTCAGGGCGTGTCGAAGGCCGTCAAGATCATGACGACGGCGCAGCTCGGCGGCCCGTGGCTCGAGTTTCCCGTGCGTTTGCAGTGGGGGCGCTTCTTCTCGCCGTCGGGCGACGAAATCAGCATGCTCGTGCAGTCGGCCACAGCGGCTAAGACGGCTGGGTTGGTGTCGAGCGCCAAAGCTACGCAGATGGTCGCTGACCTGTTCGGCGTGGTCGACGTTGGCGCCGAGCTTGACACCATCGACGACGAAAAGCAGCAGGCACAGCAGGACGCGCTCGAGAACGCACAGGCGATGGCTAAGACGATGCCGCAATCCGACGACACCGATTCGTCGCCTGTCGGTAAGCCGCAGCAGCCCGCTCCTAAGGCAAAGCCGAAGAAGGCACAGCGCGTCGATTCACCTAAGCCGTAAGGATACCAATGGCCGATTTCGACTGGGTTACATCTCGAATCGCCGTTGGCGGGTCGATTGACAGCCTATACGACGCCCGTCGCATCGCAGCGGCTGGCATTACGCATGTGTTGAATGTGCGCACCGATCAGGACGAGGTGCCGCTCGTTCACAAAGCGGGTATGACCTATTCATCCAACCCGTCGAAGAAGAAAGACGAAGCGGTCAAGCCGCCTGGCTGGTTCAAGAGTAGTTTCGATATCATCTTCGGCTGTCTCGCAGATCCGGGTACCAAGATTCTAGTTCACTGCGAGAACGGCGAGAACCGTTCGGCCAGCACGGTCTACTTCTTCCTTCGCGCTATCGGCATCAGCAAGAAAACCGCGGCCGGCATCATCACCGACGGACGTCCCAAGGCCACCATGGATTGGAACGACGACGCTGAGATTGCGCTCAAATCCCTGGGGTTCGCATAAATGGCTTTGACTATCGCTAACGTCCAGAGCGGTATCACCTCTCTGGTTACCGCCGGCTCAACATCTGCGGCCCCGGCTGCTAACACCGTAATCGTGGATGCTGGCACGCTACCGGCCGGCGACCAGACTCCGACCACGTATATGGTCAGCGTCATCACCGGGCAGACTGGCACCGTCGACGCGAACCCGACCAATATCCTGATCAACGTGGGCGGTACCGGAAACCCCGTCACCGGCGGTGCTACCTATGGTCCGCTGACCTCGTTTAGCGCGGCGAACGGTGGTACGCCGCAGACATTTCGCGTCAGCATCCCGGCCGGTGGAGCTCGCTTGGTTATCTGCGTTGGCAATACCGCGGGCGGTGCAGGTGCGATCTACAACGCTGGCGTTTCTATCACCCGCCTATTCAGCACCGGCGGTCTCTACTTCTAGTCTTCGAAGCGGCCATGGCGATTACCTGGCCAACAATATGAAAGGATAATTAATATGGCCGTTACCTTCAGTGGTTACTCTCTCGATCAGGTCAAGGGTCCGTATCAGGGGGCGCCTGCCGCGACTCCGATGCACCTTTGCCGCGCCGTGATTCTTGCATCGGGAACCTACGCTACCAACGGTTCGAATATTGACCTCTGCCAGGCGTTCACTGGCACCACCGCGCAGACCACGGGCTACGGCTCGCGCATGGGCGTCACTGCCATCAACGTGCTGTGGGCGCAGGCGTTCGGCGATTACTACGACGGCACTAATGCGTACTCGACCAGCACGTTTACGCTGTCGTCTGGCGGTTCGGTTACCCCGATTAGCGCGGCGTCGACCAATAACCTCGTGCTGATCAAGTTCACGTCGGGCACCAACGGTATCGGTGGCTCGGAAATCTCGAACGCCACCGCTCTGAACGGTTGGTTCGGTATCGCGTTCGGCGTTCAGCTTACCTACGGCTCGCTCGGCGTCGTCTAGCCCACCTGTCCGCGCTGCCTCTACTCGGAACTCCAGTACGCACACTTCGCGGACGATTAACGTCGCCGCTCCCCGGCGTTCTAGCACCTAGCGCAGGTGCAGGGAGCACCTTTCCTCCATCGTCGCTCGCGAACGACATCGCGAAGTAGGAGACAGCAAAATGAGCACCGAAAACGGCGGTAACTCGCCGGTCGCTACGGCTACGCCTGGTTCGCCTATCCACGTCAACGTTCAGCTTCCCCGGTCGGCTCAGGAGTCGTCTGCGGAACCGGAAGCCAAGAGCACACCGGGGCGCGGCGAGAAGTCTGCAAAGAGCGAGAACGAAAAGCAGCGCGACAAGGGCACGCGTCGAGCGTTGAAAGCCCTTGGCATCCCCAGCGAAGAACGCGACGGGCTGCTGAAGGAAATCAAGGAGACGCGGCAGGCGAAGTCGTTGCAGGAAAAGTTGACCAGCGAGCACAAGTCACGCGCCGAAAAGGCCGAGGCTGAATTGCGGCTGCTCAAGGAACAGGCTGGCACGTACGAAACGCTCGCCAAGGCATACGCCGACGAGCAGTTTAACGCGCTTCCTGAATCGCTGCAGAAGTTCATTGCCGCTACCGCCGGCGACAGCCTCGATGCGCGTTTGAAGGCGATCAAGACCGCCAAAGACTCGGGGCTTATCACCGCCAAGGAAGCCGCCGCCGCTAGCGCGCAGGCCAAGAGCGACGAGAAGCCCGCTAAGCCGGCTAACACGTCAGCCGCGGTGAATCCCAAGGCGCCGCCTCCGACGTCTACCCCGACGCCTAAACAGCAGTGGGAAGCGTTGCGCGCCACCAATCCGCGTCTCGCGGCGCAGTTCTACGCAGCCAATCAGATTTCGATCGATAGCGACTGGTCTTAGGCCAGCCCGTACATCTCGCGGCTCTTAAGCCGATTAACCGAAAACGCCGAAACCTCTTTAGGAGCGGCGGCAACAGGAGGGCCATATGGCCGACGTTCCTTCATCCGACGTTATTCTTTCCGCAGAGTTCACCGATCGCCTCTCGCAGCGCCTGCTCATTGTCCCGGATCCACAGTTCGTCTTCGCGCGTTGGGCCTATGCCGCTGCCGCCAAGGCGGGCATGCAGTCCATCGACTCCTACAACATGGCCATGCTCCAGTTGCAGGAAGGCCGCGTCGCTGACGTTGGCGCTCTCGCCAACACGAATCAGGCCATGTCGAGCGGCATGGGTGGCCCGCTGACCCTCGCCGGGCAGAACTTCACCTTCCCGGACATGATGCTGATGGCGGCCGAGGCTGCCCAGCCCGGTACCACGATCAAGCTGAACCGTCCGCGCTTCACCGACGGCGCCACCACCTTGGCTAACCGCCGAGTTGCTCCGCAGACCAAGCTCGCCGGCAACACCCAGGCGATCACGCGCGATCAGGTCGACGTGACCATTTACGAGTACGCCGGTCCCGGTGACTCGAGCGGTAACGTCGTTCCGATCTCGCTGTCGCTGTTCGCGCAGGCGCGTTCGGCTCACGACCTCCTGTCGGACATCGGCAACCAGTTGCGCCGCGACCGCTACAAGTTCCTCGATGACACCATCATCGGGTATCTCGTGGCGGCCGCGGAGTCGAACGCCAGCGGCATCACCCGCGGCGCCGACGTCGCTGCGAATAGCAACTTCGTAGGGTCGGGCAACGAGCCGATGACCCTCGATCTCGTCTTCAAGGCGGTCGAGCAGCTCAAGACTCGTTACGTCCCCGGCCTCGGGTTCGACGGCCGCTATGTCGCGGTTCTGCACCCGCACCAGATCCAGCAGTTGAAGAACGACCCGCGCTACCAGGCGTCGGCTGTCTTTATGCAGGGCTACAACGTCCTATTCCCCGGCTACGCGACCACGATTGAGAACGTGGTCCTGTGCGAGTCGCAGCGCATGCCGACCGTGACCAACCTCGGCGCTGGCTCGGTTACTGGTTACAAGGGCGTCGTCCTCGGCCCCCAGGCTCTCGCGTGGGCGCTTGCCAAGGACGCGTGGAGCGCACGTGACAAGGCGGACGACTTCGGCCGCTTTGCCCGGTTTGTGTGGATGGCGCACGAGGGCTTTAGCGTTGCTGATTCCACCTTCGTTCAGGAACTGCTCACCACGTAATAACGCAGCGCGGGCACGGTGGCAGGTTATCCGCTGCCGTGCCCGCTTTTCTTTAGTTTCACCATCCTTTTAAGGACGGAATATGCCTACCAAAGCACTCCAGTACCCGAACCTGTTGAACCTGACCCCGCTGGCTGCGTCGGGCAACTCGACCGCGATCAACCTGCCGCCTACGTCGTCGGCGCCGTATGGCGTGGTCATTCACGTCAAGTTCACAATCGGATCGCTGACTAACGCGACCGTCGTGCCGCAGATCCTGAACCCTGACGGCTCGACTTGGCAGGACGTGTATTCGGGTGCGGCCATCCAGAGTACGGGCACAATGGCGGCGTCGACCAATGCCGCGCTGACCATCTTCCCGTTCGGCGCCAAGCAGTTTCGCTGCCGCTATACCACGACGGGCACGGTTACGTCGTCGGCGCTGGTCATCGACGCGACCTGCTTCGTCATTTTCTAGGAGTTAGCGAATGAGTAAGCATCCGCAGAAGCCTACGGCTGCGCCAACTACTGCGAAGCTGCCGGGCGATCACCTGTCGTCAGGCGAAGAGCGGCAGGCCCGCGAGTCGACGCTTGCCCAGATCAGGGACGAGATCGACAGCGAGCGGGCGCGTAACGAAGCCGCCGATCGAGCGCTCGCCAAGAAACTGTCGACCGGCGAAGACCCGATCAAGCTCGCGCAGACGCAAGAGACACCCGAGCAGCGTGCGAAGTCGTTCGAGGCGACGATCGAACTCGTGCGCAGCGAGATGGAAGCACAGTACGCCGAGAATCCGCCGCGGTCGCACGTGGGGGGCATCGACGAGGCTTCGATCGAGTTGATTAGAGCCGAGCTGGCGAAGTCGCACAAACGCGTCGTGCTGCCGTCGGGCTGATAGGAGTTAGCCGTGGCTTTGTCGCAAGCTGAACTCGAGCAGTGCAAGTTTTACCTCGGCTACGGCAACCTCACGGCTCGCGCGATCCCGTTCTTTGACATCGCGGTTACCTTCGAAGACGTCGTACAGAAGAACCTCGATATCACGTGGGCCGAAGGCTATGTCCGCGGCACCATCCTGGTCAACCTGTCGGCGCTTGATGCGCAGTTACAGGCGCAGATCGTCCTACAGGCGCAGGCTACCGAACTCGTCGGTGACGTGAAGATCGACGCCATGAACGCGTTCCGTTCGCTCACGACGCTGCGTGAATTCTGGATTGACCGCCTGTCGGACACGGTTATGGTCCCGCGCCTGAATCGGTCTAACAGCCAGTCGATCACGTTGATGTAATGGCGACGCTGCGCGATCAACTTCTTCCGCTCGTCGATACCCTGCGCGGCCTCCCGGTCACCTTCGGCATTCGCCGCTACGCAGTCACGATTCGTCGTCGCGTGTGGTCAGGCGCGCAGCAGGGCGAGGGCACGGCTACCGACTACAACATCCCGCTCATTCCCGCGCCGAAGGTCCGCGACATCACCTCGCGCGACATGTCCATCTCCGATGCCGAGATCCGCAGCATCGGTCAGGTGGTCGGCAACCTCTACCGCATCGAGAAGATCACGCCGCGCTACACCACAGCAGCCGGCACAACTGGCGGTTACCTTGCTGAGCAGATTCGGCTGTGGCCGAGCAAGGACACGGGCGCAGCTGAAAACCTCGTCAGCCTCGTGGGCGACGACGGGTTATTGCGCGAGTGCCAGCAGTTGACGTTCGAGCAAGATCGCGCGTTCGGCTACTCGATGGTTGCCAAGGAAATCGACCGCCCGCGTACGTCGCTGCAGTCGATGGCCATCACGCCGGCTACGGTCGCGCTGAAAGCCGGTGCTACTCAGCAACTCGCCGCCGTTGGTACGTTCAGCGGCGGCGCTACCTCGAGCGTGACGACTCTTTCGGCGTGGTCGAGTTCTAACCCCGCGGTCGCTACGGTCGATATCTACGGCAATGTGACGACGGTGGGTACAGGCAGCGCGACGATCACGGCACTCTGCCTTCAGGTTACGGCGACGGCTAGCGTTACGGTGGCGTAGTGGCTGGAATCAACGATTTTATCCTTCGCCTACAACGGCTGTCGTCGGGGCAGGTCTTCGACGCGATGGGGCGCAAGATGGCCGATGCAGCACATGCACAAGCCGTGGCGGGGTTCCGCGAGCAACGCGACCCATACGGCAAGCCGTGGGCGCCTCGTGTTGGCAATCGCGGCGACTGGCCGTTGCTACAGAAGAGCAAGAGCGGCGGGGGGTTAGACGGTCTGACCGCACGCTACGTCGGCGGCATCGTGCGCATGCGTATCGCCGGCTATTTCCAGTTTCACCAGACGGGCACGGGCAAGATGGTCGCGCGTATGGTGTTCCCGGATAACGCGCGAGGTCTAGGACTGTGGCGCGACCCGCTCAACAAGGCGGCTACCGATGCCGTGCGAGACCTCGTGAATGGCCGGCCCGCTTAAGACTCTGTACGGCGCGCTGAAGGCGTCGACGTTTCTGTCTGGCGTTACGCTGGTCTTTGGCGACGAGGAAACGAACACCCAGCGCTGGGGACTGCCCGCGATCGTGATGATTGCGAAGGGCGGTCCGTTCGATGAGTCTGGCTATGCACTCGGTCTTGACGTCGGCATTGAACGCGTGTGGGCGACCGATGAGCAGGTTGACTTTTGGTGTGTGAACGCGTCGACCGACCCCGCAAATCAGGGCGCGATCGACCACGCCGACTCGATTGAGACACTGCGCCAGTTGCTTCTCAGTGCCCTACAGGACCAGCGAGCGCAATACACCGATCTGAACAACGTCGCGCTTGGCTTGAAGGTCAAGGTTACCGGCGGACGCTGGGAGACGATCGGACAAAACGCGGTCAGTAAGTACGGTCGCGCGTATGTCTTGACCGCGATCGTGACCATTCCGATTCCGATGGCGGTCCCGCAAGAGGCGACCGTTACTAGCACTTCGCAAACTGAAACGATTGTCGACGCGCCGTCAGGCTAGTCGAGTTTTCTAACAACTTCTTTCTGGGCGTGACCCATGCGCATGAGGCAACTCGTGCTCGTCGGTGACGCCTTGAGGGGTATTCATGGCCCTGCCTGGCGTCTCCGTAAACGTCGTCGATGGTTCTCTCGGTCTTCAGCCCGGTTCGAACCAGGGCGTTATGTTGTATCTCGGGTGCTCGCTCAGTGGCACCGCTAACACGCTCTATTCGTTCGGCGACTCGACCACGGCGGGTAATACGCTCGTTGGTGGCGAGCTCAACGAGGCCATCGCGTACAGCCTGAAGGTCGCGCCCGGTATTGTTATGGCGATGCCGATGCCGCCGACCACTCGCGGTGGCGTTGGCAGCGTGACTCACGTCGGCACTGGCGCCGGCACGGTCACCGTCACGATTGCGCCGCAGTCCGCAATCACGATTCAGTGCACCACGCCTGGCACGCTTGGGACCGCGGCGTTCACCTTCCAGATCGGGTCAGGTGCGGCGTCGGCCCCGGTTACTTCGGCCTCTGGTTGGTCGAGCACTGGCTATCAGGTGCCCGGTACGTACACCACGGTCGTCTTCACGGCGGGCTCATACATCGCCGGTGGCACGCCTGACACCTACGTCATCTCGACGCTAGGCGCGGTCACGCATCCTACGGGTGCGGGTCCTGCTGTTCCGACGTTCACGGCTAGTCCGGTCGATACGTACAACGCGGTCGTTATCACGATTGGTACTGCGGGCGCCGTGGGCACCGCGACGTTCACCTACGCGCTTGACGGCGTCAACACGAGCGCCGGTATCGTCACCTCGGCTACGTATGCCATCCCCGGAACGGGCCTCGTGCTCGCGTTCAGCGGTACTTTCGTCGCCAACGACACTTATTCGTTTCAGTCGGCGGGTCCAACGTTCGCGTCTGGTGACTTGACCACGGCCATCACCGCGCTTAGTGGCTCGCTGCTCAACCAGGCGACCTATTCGCAGGTTTGCGTGCTGGGTACCTTGGCGTCGGCGGCGGCTTGGTCCACTCAGGTCGCAACGCTGGAATCGGCCGTTGCGACACTGGCGAGTAACGGCGTGTTCGTCAACTTCTTCAGCGGCGGTCCGACCCTCGGCACGGTGCTTCCGAATGCGGGCAGCATCACCGTTGATGCCGCGGATACCGACAGCGTGGTTATCACGCAGCGCCAGGGCATGAGCGCGAACGACGTCGTCCCCTGCGCTGGTGATTGGCTGATGACTTCGGCGGTCAGCGGCGTGCAGTTCCGCCGCAATGCTTCGTGGGCCGCCGCCGCTCGAGCTGCCAAGGTGGCCGCGTCGCAGGACATTGGCGCCGCGTCTGACGGTGGCATCACCTCGGCCGTCAAGCTGTATCGCGACGAGAATGCTACGCCAGGCTTCTTCAATGCCGGTATCACCTGCCTTCGTACGTTCAGCGGCCTCGGCCTTGGCGGCGTCTACGTTACGCGTGGCCTTACTGGCGCGCTGTCGACGTCGGACTACTACCCGCTCACGAACACGCGTGTGATCAAGCAGGCGCAGGCGATTACGCGCCTCAACCTGTTGCCGTACATCAACACCAAGATCCCGACGCAGACCCGTAACGGTCAGATTGGTACGGTTCGCGAGGACTTTGCGCAGAAGATCGAGGCGAAACTCGGCGCAGTGTTGTACGCGGGGCTTGTCGCTTCGCAGCCGCAAAACGCGGTCGCTGTAAGCGCTCAGGTCGTGCGCACGAACAACATCTTCTCGACTGGTCAGTTGCAGGTAATCGTCAGCGTCCAGCCTTATGCCTATTCGCCGTTTGTCGTCGCCACCGTCGGCATGACGATCCAGGCGTCGTAACTCCTCTAGGTACCGGAGATAAATCGTGGCTCAACAGACCGCCATTAACGGCGTCCGCTATTCGTTTACCGATCTCACGCTCGAAGCGACCACCGCGCCCAACTTTGGCGGCGTCGATGTCAAGGTGCCAAAGGGCGTCGTGCAG